TCCTAAAAATCAAGCGGCGACCTGTAGGAGTACATCTCCTAAGAGCCGTCGCCAAACTTGACGTGAGTGCTTCTGTCCGGAGGGAGCAAAGGCATTCTCGCATCGTTCTCTCTTAATAAATTGTGATCAACAGCTTCCATCTGTAGACCTGCTTGGTTTGCTATGTAATCACGCTTCTGATTCATTAACTAAGTAGTGTTCTTGCAAAGCATTAGACCGCCAATAACAGCCGCTCCATCAAATCGACTATCGATATCAGGAATCAGCTTAAGCTCTGGGTGGTCTTCAAGCTTGACAGGCTCCCAACCCTCTCGATATTTTCGAGAAACATTCGTGTTGTCCGCTTCTCCACGCATGGAAATGCGAACCCAACGAAACTCGTACCCTTCTTGTGGGTCCGGGTTTGGTAGTACTGTCGGTGGTGTCCATGAAGCCGGTCGAGAAGACACCTCTCTGGTGTCGTGTTCTCTTTTAGCGCGAGGATCCTGTTCCTCTGTGGCGTTGTTGCCTCTAGCCATTCGTTTGATTCTCCAATTTTAAGAGTTGCTTGGCATAGTCTTCAGGAGTGATACCCAGACGCTTTGCGAGAGCGACTTGGGTCTTCGATAATTGGACTTTGCGCGATCTTGCACCAGTCGTTCGCCTTGCAGGTGCTACCACCGTCGAGGGTTTCCGGCGGTTCCTATCGGAACGAAGATCCGAATCATCAAAGACTTCAAAGCCTCCTTGACCATCACCGCCGAACTTTTCGGGAAATCTATCCCGAACTCTACTGTCAATAGTCTCATAGTAATCATCTGACTTCGTATTGACACCTTGGCTTACTAGCTCCGCATGAACAGCTAAGGCTACTGCTGTCATTTCATTATCGGTTCTAAACCAAGGATTTTCTTTAGCCCAATCGTCAGCCCTTGCGTCAGCCTGAACTTGTTGCCTGACTGGCTGCCGAAGTGGCTCTGATTGTTGCATCGGAGTAGGGATGTATTCCTGAGCTTTTTGCGAATCGTAAGCCGCCCTAGACATAATCTCTTGGGCGGTAACTATCGAATCAGGATCTCCCTCCTCGTGTGCTCTTTTTAATTTGAACCTTGCTGATTCTAATTCCTTTTCCGTCCTGACTTTGACTTCATCGACAAGAACTTGCTCTCCTCGATTAACCAAATCCCGAAGCTTTTCATTCTCCTTATGGATCTTCTGAGCGTAGATAACGGCTTCATCTCTCATTCGAGAAGAAGCTTCCTTCGCTCTCCGTTCCTCATGGAAGTCGTACTTCAGTTTCTTTATCCGCTTATGAACATTTTGGCTGACATCAGACATCTCAGCTTCATGGTCTTCAGTGGATCTAGTGCCAGGAGGAACCCTCCCCCTGTCCTCTTCCGGAATATCATCGATAATATAGATTTCAATCTCCGTGTCTTCTAGAACTCCATCATCAAGTGCATCGCTCATGGGCGAAGAGACGATTTGTTCTGTACTCATATTACTTTCACAACCCCTCTGGGATCATCGACAACGGCTTCTACCGTGTCGTCGTTGATTAAACGGAACTCTTGTCCACCAACCTTGAATCTGGTGCCTGAATAAGAACGCATCATGATGTAATCACCGTTCATGCACCAATTTCCTGTAGGGAACTTCTGGGGATCCTTGTAAGCAAGGTCCCCCATCTCTAGAACCAACCCAATGATCGTACCTATTTCCTCGACTTGCATTGCTTCATCGGGTTTATAGATCCCACCATCGGTCACTTGATCTACTTTCGGAACTGCAACTAAAACTTTCCATCCTTTCGGTGTTGGGAGTTGGTTGCCTGCCCTCTCTAGAATCTCGTGATAATCATCTAGCTCCTCTGACGAATCAGTTTTTGACATTTTTACCTTTGCAGCTTTCGCTGATTGCAACCTCACTTAAGGGGGAGGAAGAAACCCTTGCGCCCGATTGGGCGTTAACTATCGTTTTCTGCGGCGCGTTCAACTAGGTCGAGAAACTCGCGCTCTGCTGTAGCGATTCCTTCGATAAACCCAACGCGAAATTTGTAATCAGCAAAGTCCGAAGCGCACCCAGTGGCTAAGTCGTCTGCTTTGTTGTTCATGTATTCTCTAAGCTTAGATATAAAAACCTCACTAAGTGAAGCAGCCATCAATCCTCCGAAATTTCTTTAGTGATTTCGTAACCCAGCTTTATGCCCTTGAGTAACTCTTCGGCTTCAGTCTTTGAGTCTTCCGAGTCTATCTTCCTGTTCTCGATCACGCTGTCAGCGCCTATCTGCATACCCTTTATCAGCTCGGCTGACTCAATCTTCTCTCTGTCGATCTCTGCTCTGAGAGATGCTTTCTTGAGATCGGCGGCGATCTTCGCTGCATCCGACTGCATTCTCGACTGAACCTTTGACTCTTCTATTTCAAGCTGTCGATTCTGATGCTGAACAACTGGATCTTCCATCTTCTTCATCTGCTCCTTCAACTGCATTTCTGCCACATCACGACCAAGAAGACGGCTATCAGCCTGAGCAACGAGCGAAGAAATTCTAACTTCAACATCTTTCGGGAGGGGCTCCCCGTAAGGCGGAAGCTCGACTCCGAGTTCCTTTTCGATTTCTCTTCTGTACTTGAAGCCAAGATGCTCAATCACATGAGCTGAAAGGGCTGCTTCGATCTGACCTGACTTTGGAGAGTTTTGAACTATCTCAACCATCTTCGGGTCTTTTGCTGCATCGAGATGTACTTGGATATGAGAGTCATGATCTTGCCAAGTGAACGCTCTGACAGGATCCGTCTTCATGATGTTCATGTTTTCGGATACCGGGTCGATTGGCTTTACATCGTCATCGGTCGGTACTATTTCGTCAGTGTCCTGAATTCCAAGAACGTCAAGCATCTGACGGTGAAGCTCTGACAGGTTGTACAGTTGAGGAGCAGTGGAAGCTAACTGTAGTGCTGCCTGATACTGCATAATGCGCTGAGCCATAGTAGACGAGTTCGGATCACTGACCGGAATGACATCCAGCCGATCATCAAAATCTTTGGACTTCATCATGTCCCCGCCGTCAACTTCCCATTCGTAGTCATCAGGCATGTAGTCGCGAACGATGGTAGAAAGAATCTTAAACTCTTTCTTCATCGCGTAATGTATTCTTGCTTGGATCGCGTTCATCACCTTCATGGATCTTTCTATGATCGCCAGCGTGGTTCCAACCGGAGCCTGCTGGTTCATATCTGAGATCTTCATATCCGTGATGGATGCGAATCTTCTTCCTTCTTCTACGATGTTCTGCAAAAGCATATGGAGAACATTTGACGGTTCCTTATAGGGAAGGAACGTGATGTTGTCCCTGATCGCCCCGCCTGGGACATCAACATCCCTAAACTCACCCGGCATAATCGGAGAGTCGTCACCCTTGATTCTCAATCCTCTAGCCTTCAATCCGCCAGGAAGGTTCGCCAAAGTGCCTGAGTCAACTAGCTGTCTGAGTAGCGAGGTCGCGGACTTGGCTATGCCACCGATAAGATAGATCAACCCAAACCCGTAGAAACCCATCCCCGGTAGATACTCGTAATGAACAAAATGACTTCTCCGTCTTTTCCTATCATCTTCTTCTAACCAGTTTCTTCTAATAGCAAGAATCTCAGAGTTGCTTGCATCAATGGTAATAACGTATGGGAGTGCCACCCCTGTAGGCTCTCCGTCCTTCATGTCCTCGAACCCCTCCAAGTCCCAGTCGAGGTGCATCTCGTAGACCAAGTGGCGCTCGTCTGATCCATACGATGGAGAGTCTCCCGTGAGATCATCGTACTTTTCTTGAATGTTACCTTCTATGTTTGAGCTAGAGTTAAGCTCGACATCTCTGTAAAACCCGGATACCTGAAGCTTCCGAACTTCATTCTTGGTCTTCTTCATTACATGAGTGATGCGCTCAGCCATTTCTAAAGATGGAGAGCCATACGCGACAAGAAGATCCTCTGCCGGAATAAACATAGAGCAGGGGCGACCCATCGAAGGATCCCAATACACCTTCCGGAACGCCGAA